CTGGCCGCCTCCGGGCGGCCTTTTTTATGAGGCCTATATGTCGGACGAACTGAAGACGGTGCGGCTATACGGTAAGTTGGGTGCAATGTTCGGCCGGGTGCATCGATTGGCAGTGCTGAGTGTGGCGGAAGCTGTGCAGGCTCTCTGCATTACCGTTCCTGGGTTCGAGCAGGAGTTGCTGGCCAGTGGCAATTGCGGCGTTCGGTACGCATGTTTTTTGGGAAAGCGCAACATCAGCGAAGAACAGCTGGGTGACATGGCCGGCCGCGAAGACATCCGCATTGCTCCCGTTCTTGTCGGGGCGAAATCGGGCGGGCTGTTTCAGGCAATCCTTGGTGCCGCTCTGATCGGATTCGCTGTGTGGGGCCCGGCATCGATCGTGGGCGCCACGCTTTGGGGTAGTGCAACCGTGGGCTCTGTGGTTGGTGGGGTGGGTATCGCCCTCGCCCTCGGCGGCGCCATGCAGATGATCTCCCCCCAGCAGCGCGGGCTGTCCACCCGCGACAACCCCGAGAACGGCGCGTCGTACAACTTCAACGGCCCGGTCAACACCACGGCCCAGGGCAATCCCGTGCCGGTCCTGTACGGAGAAATGATCGTCGGCAGCGCGGTGGTGTCGGCCGGCATCTACGCGGAAGATCAAACATGATTGTCGAGCAGCACCAGCACGAGGCGCCTTCGGGCGCCTTTTGCATTTCTGGGCCCCTGAGGTCGATCCCGCGCGAGGGCGGCATCACCATCGTCGGCTACAAGGGCGGCAAAGGCGGCGGCAGCGCGCGCCAGCCGGTGGAGTCGCCGGACAGCCTGCACAGCATCGCGTTCGCCAAGGTGCTGGACTTGGTCAGCGAGGGCCCGATAGCCGGTCCAGCACATGGCACGGCCGAACTGCTGCGCGACATCTACCTGGACGGCACGCCGATTGCCAACGACGTCGGCACGCTGAATTTCCAGAATGTCCGTGCCGATTTCCGCGCCGGCACGCAGGGCCAGGGCTACATCAGCGGCTTCCCTTCCTCGGAGAGCACCGCCGCGGTCAACGTCGAGCTCACGTCGTCGCAGCCATGGATTCGGCAGGTGACCAACACCGACCTGTCCGCCGTGCGCGTCACGCTGGAAGTGCGCGGGCTGTCGCAGGCCAACACCAGCAACGGCGACATCAAGGGGTATCGGGTCGAGTATGCCATCGACGTGCAGACCGATGGCGGCGCCTACCAGCAGGTGCTGCGCACCGCCTTCGACGGCAAGACGACGAACGTCTATGCGCGCTCGCACCGCATCGACCTCCCCGATGCGGACACCGGCTGGTCCATCCGCGTGCGCCGGCTCACGGCCAATGCTAATAGCTCGACAATCGCCGACACGACCTTTGTCCAGGCGATTACCGAGATCATCGACGCTAAGCTGCGCATGCCCATGTCGGCGCTTGTCGGCATCCAGGTCGATGCATCGCAGTTCCAGAGCGTTCCGCAGCGCGCGTACCATTTCCGCGGCCGCATCGTCCGCGTGCCCTCCAACTACAACGCGGAAACCCGCCAGTACAGCGGCGCATGGAACGGTGTTTTCCAACAGGCCTACACCAACAACCCCGCGTGGATTTTCTATGACCTGGTAAGCAACGACCGCTACGGCCTGGGGGCGTTCATTCCGCCCGCAAAGCTGTCTCAGCTCAAATGGGCCCTGTACCCCATTTCGCAGTACTGTGACGAGCTGGTGCCGAACGGCTTCGGCGCCATGGAGCCGCGCTTTACCTGCAATGCCTACCTGCAGGAGCGGGGCGATGCCTACCGCGTGCTGTCCGACCTGGCCAGCGTATTCCGCGGCCTAGTCTACGAGCAGGGCGGCGCCGTGATGGCCGCCGCTGATATGCCCGGCGAGCCGGCCTACACCTATTCGGCCGCCAACGTGGTGGACGGGCGATTTACGTACAGCGGATCGTCTCGCCGCACGCGCTACACCGTCGCGCAGGTGTCGTGGAATGACCTCGACGACATGGGCCGGGCGAAGATGGAGGCGGTCGAGGATCGCGCAGGGCAGGCGCGCTACGGGCTGAACATCACGCAGGTGACGGCCTTTGGCTGCACGAGCCGGGCCCAGGCCATCCGCGTAGGCAAGTGGGCGCTCCTAACGTCGCAGCGCGAGACGCAGGCCGTAGTGTTCCGTGTCGGCATGGACCATGCCCTGGTCGCGCCCGGCAAGGTTGTTCGTGTCGTCGACCCTCACCGCGCCGGCCGGCGTATCGGCGGCCGCATCCGGGAGGCCACCAGCACCGTCATCACCACGGACGCCGAGGTGGGCGTGCGCCCGGGCGATCGCCTGGTGGTCAACCTGCCCAGCGGCGTCTCGGAGTCGCGCATCGTCAGCCAGGCCGTCGGCCAGGGGCTAACCGCGGACATGACGACCTGGACGGTGGATAGCACCGAGATGACGGCGGACATGATTGGGCTGCCCGAATCGACGCTCACCATCACCGTCACGCAGCCGTTCTCGGAGACGCCCGAGCCGGAGGCGATCTGGACGGTCGAGTCCGAGGAACTGACCAGCCAACTGTTCCGCGTGATCTCGGTGACGCGCCAGGAGGGCCTGGTCGCTGAAATCTCGGCCGTGCAGCATGAGCCGGGCAAGTACGATGCGGTCGATTACGGGACCAAGATCGACACGCGGCCGGTTACCGTCGTGCCGCCTTCGGTGCAGCCGCCGCCCACCGATGTGTCGCTGTCCTCCTATTCGGTAGTGGATCAGGGGATCGCTCGGCACAACGCCGTCATCCGGTGGGCCAAGGCGGCCTCGGCTGTGGCGTACCAAGTGCAATGGCGGCGCGACAACTCGGACTGGATCGAGGGCGGCCGCACGGGGTCCCGGTCCCTGGAGTTGCTGGATATCCGCGCCGGGGTCTACCTGGCCCGTGTGCGCGCGATCAACGCTGCTGACGTGCCCTCGATATGGGCAACATCAGAAGAGACGACGCTCCAGGGCAATCTCGCGCCACCGCCGGCTGTTACTCACCTGACTGCCACCAGCATCGTCTTCGGCATTAGGCTCAACTGGGGATTTCCACCCGGGCCGCTGGCCGTGGAGCGCACCGAGCTCTGGTATGGGCAAAGCCCGAGCAGGGACAACGCCATCCGGCTCGGAGATTTTGCTTACCCGCAGAGCTCGCACACGCTCATGGGTCTGGCCGCTGGCGCACAGATGTATTTCTGGGCGCGCTTGGTCGACAAGAACGGCGAGCCCGGCCCCTGGTACCCGGGCGAGGCAGGCGTGGCAGGACAGGCCTCGGCAGACGCCAACCTGATTCTGGACTACCTGGCAGGCAAGATCACGGAATCGCAACTCGGCCAGTTGTTGCTCGAGAAGATCGAGGCCGGCGACGAAGCGGCAGTGCTGGTGCAGGAGGTGGTGACGGCCTTGGCCGCCATGTACACCATCAAGACGCAGATGACGGTGGACGGTCGCACCTACATTGCTGGCATCGGCGTAGGCGTGGAAAATGATGACGGCGTTGTCGAAGCGCAGGTGCTGGTGGCCGCAGATCGATTCGCGGTCATCCACCCCAACGGACAGGGCGTGGTGGTCCCGTTCGTTGTGCAAGGCGGGCAGATATTCATTTCTCAGGGTTTCATCGGCGAGGGCTGGATCACCACGGCCCACATCGAGAACGCAGCCATCACGACCGCGAAAATTAATAACCTAGCGGTCACCAACGCCAAGATCGCCAACGCGGCTATCACCGCCGCAAAGATTCAGGATGCCACGATCACGCGCGCGAAGATCGGCACGGCGCAAATAGACACCCTGCTGTTGGCCAACGGCGCCGTCACGGCGGCGGCCGGCACCCAGTTCAACATCACCTGGGGAGAGAGCACGGGGACTAACGCCATCAGCGTGACGGCAAACCTGCCCGATAGCGGCTTCGGCATTGCAATCTACTCGTTCCGCGTCCACACCTACAGCCAGAACACCACGCAGCCAAACCCATATACCTTCACGTTGGACGGCACGCAAATCGAAAGCGGCCAGATCACCGTTGACGATTGGCCCAATGTGGAAGCGATAACCAATATCGGCATTAAGCAGCTGTCAGCGGGAAACCGGACCGTAACGCTGAACTTCCAGCGTCCGAGCAATGGCACTCGCGGCGTGGCTGGCACGCT